CCCGTCGTCTAAATAAGACCATCGGCTCATACCCGAGAAATCCTGGAAAAGCCAGGCGGGCACGCCAACTGTTGCAATCGAAGCAACCATGTCCTAAGGAGGGACAAACGTATGATGAGTAGACTGAGTCGCGGTGGCAACCTCATCAGCAAGATGATGGTCTGTCTCGCCATGATTGCGATGATGTTCTGCATGGTCCAGGCGCCGGCGGTCGCCGCAGACGGAGCGGCCACGCCCGAGTTCACCCTGTCCTTTGAGACGCCGGTCGGTTTCCAGCCGGACCGCCCTCAGGACAACTCGACCTTCGCCATTGGGGCCATTAATCTACCACTCGACTTCGATGGCAAGTTCTGTATCTTCGGTAACGCCCGATACGGCTTTGGCGACCGGGGATCGGATCGCGCGATCGTGTGTAGCGAGGACATCTGGAAAGGAGGTCTGAGCTACGCTCTGAACGACACGGTGAAGATTTACGGCTACTACGAGGAACGCTTTTCACTCGACACGAGACCGAACCGGGTGATGTGTGGCGTAACCTTCACCTTCCGAGAATAAGCAGAGGAGCCCAGCCACCATTCGGCCTCTCCCTTCGGGGAGAGGCCTTCAACGTAACTAACCAGGTGAATCATGGAAGGCGATATTCAAGCAATCATCCCGCCGCGCCGCAGGTCAGAGGATGTGGCGGTCAACCAGGTTGAGAGGGAGACCGAGGACCAGCGCGCACACCGACAGCGGGGAATGGCGAGGGGTCGAGTGTCCGTTGAACAAAGAGCGCGCGTATCATTCCGACGCCGGCAGATTGCCAAGTATGTGCTGCGTGGAATGAATGCTCCTGAGATTCAGGAGAAGCTGGCGGTTACTGACGAGATTACTGCGTCCATCTCGACGATTAAGAACGACATTGTTTACATCCGGCAAAACTGGGCTCGTGAGGCCAAGGCCGGTGCTGATACTCATGTAGCCGAGCAGGTCGCCAGACTGAAGATGATGATCCAGAACATCTGGCGTCTGGTTGATCCTGAGGACGGAACGCCGGACCTGGAAGCCGTAGACCGAGCCCTGAAGGTCCTTGAGCGCGAAGCGAAACTACTCGGACTTGACGGCGCAATCAAGATGGACTTGAACGTGGACGGTGGCGATGGTCAACTTGAACGTAAACTCACTCAACTCATCGCAGCTAGTCGAGCTGCGGAGGGCGGTGGAGAGAGCTCCGGCGACGGAGAGAAATAGGTTCCTCTACAACTGGAACAACTGGGTTCGAGATGACCAGTCAGAGCCCGTTCTCGCTCCCAATGGCAAGCCTTGGACCTATTGGGTTCTGCTTGCCGGCCGTGGTTTCGGAAAGACTAGGGTTGGCGCGGAGTGGGTAAGGCGGAAGGTTTCCACTTGCACCCGCGTCAACCTGATTGGCGCCACTGCTGACGACGCCCGAGACATCATGATCGAAGGCGAGTCAGGGATCATGGCCATTTGTCCAAACCATGAGCGGCCGACTTACAAGAAGGGCGAACGCAAACTAGTCTGGCCTAATGGCGCTACTTCACTAGTCTTTACTGCTGACGAACCAGAGCGCTTGCGAGGCAAGCAGCACGAGGCTCTGTGGGCCGATGAGTTGGCGGCCTGGCGGTATCCCGAGTCGTGGGACCAGGCCATGCTTGGTCTTCGCTTGGGCTTCTGGCCGCAGGCCGTCGTAACAACAACACCCCGACCGACTCAGTTGATTAAGGACCTGGTAGCCGATCCGGCTGCAGCGATCACTTACGGCACGACGTATTCAAACATTCGTAACCTAGCACCGGCGTTCATTAATACAGTTATCAGGACGTATGAGGGAACCCGACTCGGCCAACAGGAGCTGATGGGGATCATCCTCGGGGACAATCCGGCGGCCCTGTGGATGAGGACCTGGCTCGATACCTATCGAGTCAAGAAAATCCCCCAGACATTGACCAGGGTCGTTGTAGGGGTCGACCCTTCCATCTCGGATGGCGAGAACGCCGCCGAGTGTGGGATTGTGGTTTCAGGTATTGTCAAGAAAGGGGACGACGTCGAGGGTTACGTTCTGGGAGATTACTCGCTTCGAGGAACTCCCAAGGAATGGGCGGACGCCATCATCACTGCCTACAATCGCCACCAGGCTGACCGGGTCGTTGCTGAGGTCAACCAAGGCGGTATGATGGTCGAGACCATTCTGCGTTCGGTTGATAAGCACGTCTCGTATAAGGCTGTGCACGCCGCACGGGGCAAACAAGCTCGGGCCGAGCCAGTGTCGGCTCTCTATGAGCAAGGGCGAGTTCATCACTTTGGTGCATTTCGCGAGCTTGAGGACGAAATGTGCGAGTGGGTTCCTGGACAGACACCAGAGTCGCCCAACCGCATTGACGCCTTGGTTTGGGGCATGACGGACCTTATGGTTGTAGGAAAGTCTGGACGAGTGGTCACAGACACCAAGAGGCGACCTGGAGCGAATAAGGATCAGTTCCCTGAACAGGTTGCTGAACAGGTCAAATCACTCGAAGAGGCGAGACGCAAGGTGGCTTCACTCCGAATGCGAAAGTGAGGATGAAATGGCGACCGCGCCGTATCGGCTGGAGTTCTACGATCAACCTGAGTCAGCGACTTGCCTTCGATACAGGTTCCCGGAGTTTCCAGTCGGCGCGGAGGCCTGGTTCCTCTTGCAAGCCGACAATCACATCGATCATGTTCTCGCCAATCATCGACTGATGACGAGGACTTGGAAGAAAGCTATCCAACGCCAAGCGCGTGGCCTGGTGTTTGGTGACTTCTTCTGTGCTATGCAAGGCAAGTGGGACAAGCGCAAGTCGATGGCAGCCTTGAGGCCCGAACTGGCCAAGGACAACTACCTGCAGGTCCTGCCAGCTTACGCTGCCGAGATTGTTCGGCCTTACAAGGACATCTTCGACCTGTGGACGCCTGGGAACCACGAACAGTCAATCTTGGACCATCATCAGTTCGACTTGCTCCAGGCGTTGGTTGAGCAATTGAACGGTGTCGACCAGGATCAAATCAAGATCGGCTCCATGCGTGGGTGGGTGATGTTCGACCTGGCTGGTCACCTGATCCGCCTGCACTACACGCATGGTTATGGCGGCGGTGGACCGGTCACGAAGGACACGATTCAGATTAACCGGCAGATGAACTGGTTGGGAGATGTCGACATTCTCGTTTCCTCCCACACACATGACCAGCTCTATCTGCCTCTTTGCCAGATGTATCTGGACGACGACGGCGTTCCGCAAGAGCGGACGGTCCACTGTATCAAGGTGGGCAACTACAAGCCTGAGCACCGCACCGGTCGCGGTTACACTGCCCTTAAGGGGCACGGTCCAAAGCCTTTGGGTGCTTGGTGGCTGCACTTCACTAACGACGAAGAGGACGGGGTCAAGATCGACGTCCTGAGGGCAGCGTAATGGCCTACGAAATCAAGATGGAAGTAACGGCGGCGCCTACAGCTCCCCCAGATTCTCGTCTGCGGAGCGAAGAGGAACTCGCCCTGGTCCTTGAGGAAGCTGTTAAGCGAATCAAGGCCTGCCACATGCATTATCGACGCTACTATCTCTACTACCGAGGCGTTCACCGTCTGGTGTTTGCCTCTGAGAAGTGGCGGAACGCGTTCGGCTACATCTTCCAGCAGTTCGCTGACAACCTGTGCCCCACGGTCGTTAACGTGCTCGTGGACCGGCTTCAGCTGACTCAGTTTGAGGCCGATGACAATGCCACTGAAGCCCACGTAGACGCCGCCAATCAGTTGTGGGAAGCGAACAAGATGGACGTCCGCGCTGGCGAGGTCATGAAGACTGCCGTTAAGTGCGGTGACAGTTACCTCCTCGTTCGCCTGGACCCGCGCGACCCTGAGAAGAAGATCAGGTTCTACCCGCAGAACCCGTGGAACATCGCGGTTGAGTATGACCCGGAAGACCACGAAGTGATCCTGTGGGGAGCCAAGCTTTGGCGCCTGCCCAATGGCCGGCACCGGATCGTGCTCTACTTCCCTGAGGGTGAGTATCACTTCATCACCAAGAATAAGGAAGCCTACGACGGTGTCCCGGAGAAGTCCGAAGCCTGGGAACCGTTCCCAATGATTGAGACCGGTGTCAACTACGAGTTGAAGGACGAGAGCGAACCGCAGCGGGTTCCGAT